CGTATATATATATAAAACCCCACCCACGTATATTTAGAAAAATTTAAGGGTCAGTCATCAAAATGTAAAAGTCGATCTTTATAGAGCCTTCTAAACTATTATTACTATTAACTATTTTATTTTTTTAATAAAGCTATTGTAATTCTAATGTTTATAGTGTATAATAGTGTTATGACTAATTTAAATAGTAACTATATAGAATCCTATATAGAGCTTCAAGGGCTTTTATCAGAGCAAGTTAATACTCAGTGTAATGAGGACTTCTTATCCTTTGTAAGATTAATGGCCCCTACGCTTGTATCTGGCTTTAAGATGGGTCGCCACATAGAGGTAATAGCCGATAAGCTTCAACAGGTAGAAGATGGGGATATTAAAAGATTGATGGTTTTTCTTCCTCCCAGATCGTCCAAGTCCATGATCTGTTCAAAGCTCTTTCCAGCTTGGTACATAGGAAGAAATCCTGAAGATGAGATCTTAACTATATCTCACTCGGATCAGCTGGCCAGCGACTTCGGTCGGTCTGTCAGAGACTTGGTAAACACAGAAGAGTTTCAAAAGATATTCCGTGGTGTGTCTCTCCGCACGGATGTTCGAGCTGCTGGCAAGTGGAAAACCACTCAGAATGGTACTTACTATGCCGCTGGTGTTCGTTCTCAGATTGCTGGCCGTGGCGCTCATGTGGCTATACTGGATGATGCGATGTCAGAAGAGGATGCTATCTCTTCAGCCGGTCGTAGATTCATAAAAGAATGGTATCCAGCGGGACTTCGAACTCGTATCATGCCGGGAGGTTCCATAGTAATAATCAATACTCGGTATCACTATGATGATCTGTGCGGATGGCTTCTTAAGCAGCAAGAAGACATGTCGGAATATGAAACTATACCGTGGGATGTTGTTCGTATCCCAGCTTGGATAGATGAGGAATCTTCCGATCTGCTTGATCTTCCAATAGGTACAAGTTATTTTCCTGAATGGAAACCTGATTCAGTTCTTCAGATAGATGAGAATGAAATAAAAGCAAGCAATGGAGCCAGATATTGGAACGCTCTGTACATGCAAGATCCCACTCCCGAAGAGGGTGGTCTAATAAAGAAAAAGTGGCTTCAGAGCTGGGATGATCCAGAACCTCCTGAGTGTGATTTTATTATCCAGACATTCGACACAGCCTTTTCTACACGGACTACCGCTGATTTCAGTGTGATACAAACATGGGGGATCTTCTTTCAGTATAATCAGGACGGGAAAGGCTATGAAGATTTTTCTCCACATCTGATCTTGCTGGGTAATATAAGAGGCCGTTTTGAATATCCTGAGCTGCGCAGAATGGCTCAGAAGCTTTATGAGAAGCATCGTCCTGATGTATGCATAGTGGAAAAGAAAGCTAGTGGTCAATCACTTATTCAAGATATGAGACGAGCAGGTCTTCCTGTGATGGAGTATCTTCCAGATAGAGATAAGGTATCCAGAGTTTATGCATCCACACCTATAATGGAAGCTGGCAGGTTGTGGATACCCAAGGGTAAGAAATGGGCAGACGATCTTATTGAAGAGTTAATACGGTTTCCAAATGCAGCTCATGATGATCAGGTAGATGCTCTTACAATGGCGGTTAACTACATGAAAGAGTCCTGGCATCTTACCCATCCTGACGATCCTGAGTATGATGAAAAGCCCAGAGCAAAAGCTCCCACTTATTGGAACATATAAAATTTGGGAAACTGGTAGAAATGTGATATAATAGTAGCATGGTCAAAGAAGGGGAAGTATAAAATCATGTCTGACTTATTTAATTTAGCGGCAAAGAGAGCGTTGCAGATGTCTCAGCCGTCGCCTCAAAAAATATCAATTAATATAGAAATATGTCAACCTTCGGAAGGTGGGCTATCTTCTATTCAGAAAGTAATGGATATTGGTGGAGAGCCGCATAAACTTTCCTATATTAATTCTGATGAGTCCAGCTTGCTTAAAGCTATGGGTGGACACGGTAAGCCTATGGAGGGAACCAATGGTATTCCTGCTTACGGCATCGGAGCCAGTATCATGGGCATGGTCGAACCGAAATTAAGGGGGACGAAGTCCTCGGATACCTCGGATGATCAGGCCGCTATGGCGGCATATTTTAAGAGGTTACAAGAAGATGATGATCCTGAGGGTATTGGAGCGATTGCAGACTTGATTAATAAGGATGAGAGGGATAGACTTACAAGGATATATGCTGATGATCCAGAATTCCTTAAAAGAATTAGTGGAGATTCAAGTAAGCTTGCTCCAGAAGAAGAAGAAGAAGAAAAAGAAGAAGTAGAAGTAGAAATACCGAACCAGCCTGTTCTACCGTCTTTAATGGCATAGCTACTTCAGAAATAAAACAAGTTTAGGAATATCTAAATGGCAACAGAACGCAATCCTTTTGAAATGATACCTGAAGAAAGTGGTAACGTAGTACCCATGCCTAATATGGAAGAGACTGGGGAAGCTACCTTCGAAGTTGATCCAACAGATGGAGGAGTCACGGTGGATTTCTCAGAGGTCACAGAGATGGAAGCTTCTGAAGATATTGCTGAATGGTATGGAGATATATCAGAATCTTTAGATGATTCTGATCTGGCAAGCATAGCTGTGGATATTATAGGAAACTTTGAGGCCGACAAAGAATCCAGAGCTGAGTGGGAGTCTATGTTTGAGCGAGGCTTTGATCTGCTTGGTTTAAAGTTAGAGCATGGCACAGAACCTTTTGAAGGTGCCTGTACAGCTGTTCATCCTCTCTTGATTGAGTCGGCTGTTAAGTTCCAATCAAAAGCTTCTGGAGAACTCTTTCCTTCCAACGGTCCAATCAAAACACGGATATTTGGCAAGTCAACTCCTGAGAAAGAACTGCAAGCCAATCGTGTTCAGAACTTTATGAATTATCAGCTCACAGAGCAGATGCCGGAATACTTCGATGAATTTGAAAGGATGTTGTTCCATCTTCCCTTGATTGGCTCCTCCTTTAAAAAGATTTACTATGATGCTACGATTAAGCGTCCCCGATCAGAATTTATACCGATTGATCAGTTTTACATATCTTACTATGCAACTGATCTTGGTAATGCAGATCGTTACACGCATGTTATTTACAGGAGTCCCGTAGAGTTAGACCGGGATATTCGAGTGGGTGTCTATCAAGATATAGATCTTCCAACCCCCTCTATGAATAATATGACAGCTTTCTCTGAGAAGATGGATACTATCATTGGGTTGTCTCCTTCTTCTGATAACGATCCTCAATATATTTTACTTGAACAACACTGTTATCTCAGTCTTAATGAAGAAGAAGAAGCACTTCCGTATATTGTAACCGTAGAACAGCAATCTCGACAAGTGCTTAGTATTCGTAGAAACTATAAGCAAGATGATCCGAACAAAGAGAAAATAAGCCATTTTGTGCATTATAGATTTGTTCCAGGCTTTGGTTTTTACGGACTAGGTCTTATTCACTTTCTGGGTAATCTGACAATGAGTGCCACCGCAGCTATGCGTTCTTTAATAGATGCTGGTCAATTTGCCAATTTACCTGGAGGGTTTAAGGCCAAGGGAGTAAGGATGGTTGGAGATAACGATCCTATTTCTCCTGGCGAGTTCAAGGAGGTTGAGGCAACTGGTATAGATTTATCCAAGGCTATTGTTCCCCTTCCATATAAAGAGCCTTCCGCTACTCTATTCCAGATGCTGAATTTCGTAGCTGCTACTGGTCAGAAGTTTGCGGATAGTACAGAGCAGGTTATCTCTGATGCTGCCTCCTATGGACCCGTTGGTACGACTATGGCGCTTCTTGAAGCCAGTAGTAAGTTCTTCACGGCAATTCATAAAAGATTACATAAATCTCAAAAAGATGAATTTAGGATTCTTGCTCGAATTAACTATGATTATCTTCCTTTGGAATATCCCTATGATGTTCCCTATGAGGATCGGAGTATCTTTAAAAAGGATTTTGATGGTCGAATAGACGTTATTCCAGTAAGTGATCCTAATATTCCCAGCAATGCTCACCGCATGATGATGGCGAATATGGCTCTTCAAATGGCCCAGCAATCTCCCCCTGGTATGTTTAATTTGGAAGCACTTAATAGAACTATTCTTAATGCGGCCAATATGCCAAATGTGGAGGAGATACTTCCTCCCAAGATTCAACCAAAACCAATGGACCCGGTATCGGATATTATGGCAGCTACCAAGGGAGTTCCGGTTGGGGCTTTTCCCGGACAGAATCATGATGCCCATATTCAGGTAAAGATGTTGTATCTACAAGATCCTGTAAATGGCGCTAATCCGATTATGGAACGTATTCGTCCTATTTTGGAAGCTAATATTCAAGAACATTCTATTATGAAATATCAAGAGCAGATAAGTGGTATTACCGAAGAATCTCTTAAGAAAGTACCTGAACAGGCTAACAATCCTGCTGTTATAGAGATGGCAATGGCTGAAGCTGCTCAACAGATAATGAATGCAAATAAAGCTATGGGCCAAGCACAGTCTCCTGAACAGCAACTTCTAGCTATAGAACAGGCCAAAGTTGAATTGGAGAAACAAAAATTACAAGCTGATACAGCTACCAATGTTGCTGAACTTGAGATTAAGAATAAGAAGCTTGAGCTTGAAGAGAACGAGCAGATTATTGGAATGTTGAAAACAGGATCTACGGATAACTTTAAACGTGAGAAATCCGAAGCAGATCGGGAAAGTAAAGAGAAAATAAAAAATATGGAGTTTGTAACAAAAACTGCTCTGGAAGAGTTTAAAGTAAATAAAGAAGATGAACGAGAAGCCACAAGAGCAATGAAAGAGATGCTCATGGCAAATATGAAAGAGAATAAGGAACTTGACACAAAGGGGCTGGATGCTCTTGTTAAGATGGCCATAGCACAACAAAAGGAGATATCTAATGATGAATAAAGGTAAGGGTTACCCGGAACACGTACTAAGTAAAAGTAAAACTTATGGAGATGCCTATGATAAGGATATTGTAGGACTGCGTAGTGAACGTGCTGTTCTGAATGAATGGCCCACTGATTCGTGGAAAATGCCAGAGCCGATAAAAAAAGTAAATAAGAATACTCTTTTTGATTAATGGATATCTGGGATGAAGTAGTTATTGAGTTTAATGACGAAATAAATAAACTTAAAACTACATTAGGTAATGGATCGGCGGAAGACTATTCCCATTATCGACAGCTTGTTGGTGCAATATCTGGCATAGAGTGGGCCAGAAATAATTTAACAAGTATTATTAAAAAACGTATATATCAGGAGGATGAGGAATAAGATGCGACAAGTTAGCACTGGTGCGGCTTTGAAAAACGATCTCTGGATCACAGATCTGGAAGAAGTTCCTGATCCAAGTCCGCTACCTGCGTTACCAGGATTTCATATTTTGGTGCGACCGGTATCAGTAAAAAGTATTACCAAAGGTGGTATCTTTATACCGGATTCAATTAAAGATGATATGTCATATCTGACTACTGTTGGTCAAGTTCTTCAACTTGGAGACTTGGCATATCTTGATAAGGATAAGTTTCTCGGAGGTGCTTGGTGTACTGTGGGAGATTATGTTTGCTACGGTAAACATGCGGGAACTAAACTCTTCTATAAGGGAGTTCGCCTTATTCTTTTGTTTGATGATCAAATTGTAATGAGGGTGGAAGATCCGAAAGATCTTGATCCTACTTTTAATTTGGGAAAGGGGTCGGGTTAATTTGGGAAACCTAACTTAGTGTGATATAATATTGTAAGATATATTTTTGTCTTAACGTAAATCGTTTGTCTCGTTAGCAACGGAGAATAAAATGGATAACGAAAAAGAAGAGTGGAGTGATGTAGAACTTTCTGATTCCAAGGAGGAGTCGGTTGAGTATGAAGTGGAAGATTCTGAGGATTCTTCCGAGAAAGAGGAAGTTAAGCCTGAAGAAGTAAAAGACAGTTCCGAGGAAATTCCTCAAGAGCTGGAAGGTATTGAAACTAAAGGCGCTCAAAAAAGAATAAGACAGCTTATTAAACAGAGAAGGGATAGAGATAATCAAATCCAGACTTTGTTGGCACAAAACGAGCAATTGACTTCTCATGTTCAGAATAAGGATACGGAGCTATTTAATGCAAATAAGTTAAGCTTGGATACTTCCGAGAAGCAGCTTACAGATAAGGTGGAATTAGCCCGAAAGGTTTATCTGGAAGCATTTGACGATGGCGATAAAGAAACGCTTTTGAAAGCTCAAGAAACCTTGAATGACGCACAGGCAGATTTAAAAATGATTAATTTTGCCAAAGTAGATTATCAAGAAGATGTGAAACAACCACAACCAATTACATCGCCAACTGAAACACAGGTAACACAAGATCCCAGGGCCACTGCATGGGCAGAAGAAAATGAGTGGTTTGGGAAAGATACAATTAGAACCGCTTCGGCTCTAGCAATAGATGCAGAGCTAAAGGGAGAAGGATATGATCCTAATGATAAAGAATACTACGAGGAAATTAACAGCCGTATGCAAGAGGCTTTTCCTCAAAAGTATGAACGTGTGCAGGAAAATACGTCACAACCTGCTCAAGTGGTTTCGGGGGCTTCACGCTTGTCTCCGACCTCAGGAAAAAAAGTCAAGCTCTCCAAAGAAGATGTGAGATTGGCACAGAAATGGGGAATACCACTTGAACAATATGCTGCCGAAAAGCTTAAAGTTAGTCAAGCTGACGGCGAATATACTAATATTAATTAAGCGTGGAGGAAAGAAACATGACCACACGAAATGAATCACGTAGTAATACATTGCGGGAAGATAATACAAGGGAAGAAGAATGGACCTTTGAAGAGCCAAGCGCTCTGACTATTCCAGATACTGTGCAAGCACGATTTGAAAATGAGGGTATGGCGCTCCGTTGGATACGTATCTCTATTAAAGGTCAAGAAGACGCTCAAAATGTAGGTAAGAAACTACAGCTAGGGTGGGTATTCGTTACTCCTGATGAAGTTCCCGAAATGGCTCTTACATCCTTCGTGAGGGATGAAGGCAGGTATCAAGGCTCAGTTTGTCGTGGAGATGTAGCCTTGGTTAAAATGCCAGCCGGTAAAGTGGCGGCTCGGAGGAAATTTTACGAGAATAAAGCTAACGATCAGATGGATGCGGTAAATGCACAATTGATGAAGAACTCTGATTCTCGTATGCCAATTTCTAATACCAGTCGCTCTGTAACAACAAGAGGGCGAGTTCCTACTTTTCAGGACTAACTCTCATACTATAAGGAGATGAGAAATGTCTACTACTAAAGCATTTCGTGGTTTCATTCCTGCTCGTATGAAAGGTGGCGGCTACAATAATGGAGCCGTTACTGACATGATCACGCTTACCTCAACGGGTATGACGGGATCGCCAACTAATAGCATTTTCACGGGTGATCCGGTAGTGATGCCGGGGGCAAACTTTGCCACTATTTCGCCTTACATTGCGGCTACTCTGAAATCCTCTGGTGTTTTCATGGGTTGTCAATATGTGGAAAATGGAGAACAGAAGTTCTCTCGTTATTGGAACGGCGGAACGAGTGCCACGGATATTAAGTTCTTCGTGATCACTAATCCTGAGCAAGCTTATTACATTCAAGCTTCTTTATCTTTATCAGCTGCTGAGTTGTTAATTGTAAAGAACTATAATGTAACTGTTAGCTCAACCGCAAGTTCTGGCAGTACTGTCACAGGTCAGTCAAGTTACTATCTGGATGGTGCCTCTGGTACTGAAGCAACAGCGGCTGTACGTGTTATTGGTAAAGCTAAGTATCCTGATGAAAAGGATTCGGACGCTTATCCGATTGTCGAATGCTGGATTAATCAGCATCGTGACAGGTACGTTACAGCTACGGCCTCAACGGCTTAATAGGGAGGATTTATTATGGCTATTAATAGAGCTAGTATTAACAAAGAACTTCTTCCTGGACTTAATGCCGTTTTTGGCTTGGAGTACGGAGAAGTAAATAATGAGCATCAAGCTCTTTATGAAGTAGAGAATTCAGATCGGGCGTTTGAGGAAGAAGTCCTCTTCACCGGATTTGGAACCGCTCCCACTAAGGGAGAGGGTGCTGCTGTTTCTTACGATGATGCACAGGAAAGCTATACGGCCCGGTATACTGCCGAGACTGTAGCGTTGGCCTTTGCAATCACTGAAGAAGCAATGGAAGATAATCTGTATGATACGTTTGCAAAACTTCGTGCCAAAGGTTTGGCCCGAGCGATGGCAAATACCAAACAGGTTAAAGGTGCGAATATTTTCAATAATGGTTTCTCTGATACCATTGGCGATGGCGTAGCTTTCTTCTCAGACTCTCACCCCACGGTGGCAGACGGGCTTCAGGACAACCTTTTGGCTGCTTCTGATCTCTCTGAATCAACCTTGGAGACGGCCCTTATTGCTATTCAGAAAACCAAAGATGATCGTGGTATTCTGATTGGTGCGAGTGCAGTGTCTCTGCATATCCCAGTTGACTACTGGGCGGTAGCTGACCGTGTTCTGAGCAGCCCTGGCAATACTCAAGCCAGTGCTGGATCAGGTACTACAAATGGTGGCTTCAATACGAATGCTATCAATGCTACTCGCCATATGGGTATGGTTCCTGATGGCTATCACATCAATCGTCGGTTTACCGATACTGATGCGTGGTTTGTCAAGACTGATGTACCGAACGGCACCAAGATGTTTGTCCGTTCGCCGCTTCAGACTAAGATGGAGCCAGACTTTGATACCGGCAATCTCCGGTTCAAGGCACGGGAGCGTTACAGCTTTGGTGTTTCGGACTGGCGTGGCTGGTACGGTAGTGCTGGTTAGTAACTGTAATAGAGGGGGTGGTGTAAGCCACTCTCTCTTTACTACTGATAAGGAGATATGATGGCTGACACAGCAGAACAGCGGCGTGAATTCGCAGCGATGATGAAGAGGCTGGGCGTTCCAGAACCAGAGGGCGGCTGGAGCCAGAAACCAATGGTGAATAAACCTCGCCGTGCGGAGAAGGTTCCTCCGAAGAAGGTTCCTTTATGGAAACAACGAGAAGATAAATATAATGCTATGTCAACAAAAGACTTAGAGGCTGAATATAAGGGTATTATGGATTCCCGGAATGATCCGAAAGGAATCCCTCTTCGTACTGATCTAAGGCCGACGACAATCAGAGGTATATTAGATAAGAGAAAGAAAAATGTTGTAGCTAAACCTGTGAGTAAGCGCAAAAAGGGCGGTAAGGTTTGGTCTGGGAACGATTTTGTTCGTGAAGCAAATAACTATAAGGAAATATAAATGGCTACAAATATCAAAGTTGCTATAGCCACGGGTGACGCAGTACTTAAATATGTGGATACAGATACCACAGTTGGCAGCAATGGCGGGGGCAATAGTCCCACCCCAACTGTTACTCGTATTCTTGCTATTCATGCCTTGGCGACTGCTGCTGGTCTTTATACTATCAAAGGACAGCGACAGATCACAAATAAGACAGCCGCTGGACAGGCCATACAGTTTCAGGTAGCAGCTAATGCAGCTTCTGATATCTATATGGGAGAAATTGGTGTTCCTGTATACGGAGTTGTGAGCGTTTCCGGTCCTACTGATGGCTGTGTTCTTACTGCATTCATAGGCTAAAAATGCCTAATTATTCGTATCTTAAAACGGATCTGGTCAATACAACGGAAAACGATTCTACGGAGTTTGCTGCGCAAGTTTCTGCCTTTGTCAAGAGGACAGAATACCGTATGATCAAGGATCTGGATGACGTAGGTCTGGATGAATATTCAGCGATTACTCTGACGGCAGGACAATGTACAGTGTCTTTGCCGAATGATCGTGTTCGTATTGTTCGTAATGTAAATTACACAACCAGCGCATCCAGTGTTCGAGTGAATCTTCTTCAAAGAACAATAGAATATGCAATAGATTATTGGCCTGTCAGCAGTTCCACAGGTACTCCTAGATATTATTCTATGAAAAATAATACACAGATTTATGTAGTTCCAACACCTGCCTCTACTTTGACAGGTGAAATTCAAACTGAATCTATTCCCCTAGCTTTGGCATCTGCCACTGATACAAGTGTTACTACAAGTAATTACTTCAGTGAGTTTTGTTATAATGCACTATTTGCAGGATGTATGGTCGAGGCAACCATGTATATGAAAGATTGGAATAATCTTCCGGTATGGCAACAGCAATACCAAAGTTCTATAGACTTACTACGTAATCAGGCCAGACGGACTCGGCAAGACGATATGGAAGTTGCTGCTTCTCCTGCTGGTGGACCAGACACAATTATAAGAGGATCAAGTTAATGTCTGATGCAGAAGATCGTAAAGAAGCTAGAGCAGTTTTAAAAAGACTTAAAGATATACCAAAAAATAAACTAACAGTTACTCAACAGGCCAATAAGACAGAAGCTATGGGTATACTAAGTGGTCGTGATACTGAGCAAGAAACATACAGGCCAACTACTAGAAATAAGAAAGAAGGAGGCAAAGTTATGGCAAAAAAATATCCAGTAAAGAAAAAACGACATGGTGGTATGACTCATGTTGGC